CTGTTGCCTTGTATTTTACATATAATTGTTTTTTCTCTTTAGTGATTCTTCTTAAAAAGGCATAATAAATTATTTGTGTAAAATATGCAAATGGGTTTTTACTTTTCTCTGGATTAAAATTACGAAAATACATTAGGCAATTTTCTATACCATCTGAGATCATTTCATCACGGAATGAGTATGATATGAAGTTAGGTTTTCTTGATAGATGTTCAGCTATTTTAAAAAAACATTCACCAATATAATTTGGTATGGGAGGATCTTCTTTGTTTTCTTCTTTAGCAAGTTCACAAGCTTCTTTGTATTTTATTAAAGCTTCTAAAAAATCTGCATTTTTAACGTAGTGTTTCGATTCTTTACTCATAATTCACTTTCAAATAATTTGGTATATGGTTTTTGATCATAAGCGTATTCAGGATAATGAGGACCATTTTTATCAATATAATGTAAAAACACCTGCCCTAAACGATAATTTTCACCACCTTCGCAAGGTTCACGCCAATGTTCATAATCACAACCTCGATAAATTACTGCATCACCATCTTCTAAAATACATTCAGTACCATCCATATAAATGGGCCAATTGTAGTCATTTTTTTTTGTATCCGATAGTTTTACTGTTACTGATATTTCACATGAAGGTCTATCTTTATGCTTCTTTAAAATACTACCTTCACGATATAGTCTAACATAAGTGTAAGTAGGACACAAGTCCAACCCGGTAATAATCTCCATTGTAGGTCGCATATGTTTCATTAATGCCTGAAAGGCCATATCACCATGTCTTGGTGCAAAAGAATTTGGAACTTGCTTATCTCCAACAACTGCCTTTCCTGACAAAAGCAAAGCATGACTTGAAAATTTTAAGTATTCAAATAAGTATGTAGCTACTGTTTTAGGTATAAATTCTTTTACTAAAACATATCCTTTTTTTTCAAAAGTTTCTTGGTAATTCTGCATAATATTCCTTGACAAAGGGTTGACAAACTGTTATGATAGCGGTGTTCCGTTTGAAGATAAGTTATTTAAAAGCTGTTTAGCTCTTACTTCTAATATGTTTGCTGTTATTTTTAAATGAGTGGCGCCTATTTCTGATTCATTAAGCCTAATGAACTCTCTGATTCTTTTTGCTTCTTGTAACAAAACTTCGCTGTATTGTTTTTGTTCGGTCATATGACTTCACTTCCTCCTTTACTAAGTCTGAAAGGCACCCAAACTTTTATGTGGTTGAGTGCTTTTTTAAATTTTTCTTGTTTCTCTGGAGGTACAACAAACATAAAAAATCCACCACCTCCAGCACCCATTAATTTTCCACCTAATGATCCATTTTTTTCCGATAGATCAAATATATAATCTAGTTTTTGATTCGTCAAATTATCTGTTAAATGTTTTTTAAATTGCCAAGTGGCTGTTAAAAGACTAGCTACTTTTTCTATACCATCTTCTTTCAAAATATAATTTATACCCATATCGGCTACACTTGCAATTTCATTTAAATAATTTTTATTTTTACCAATTCTTTCTACTTGTTTTCTTGCCTGTACTTCTGCAATTCTACTCTTACCTGAAAATCCTAAAAGTATGTGACTTTCCAATTCTTTCAAATATTCATCTGATATTTTAACTGGTTCTACTTCCCATTCTTTACCTAAGCCAGCTGTAATTATATTCATACCACCATACGCAGCTGTAATTTGATCTTGAATACCAACACTCTCATGATTCAATACTTGTTCAACATGAATTGCTTTTTCAGCTAAATCTCTTGGTGTAAGATTAAAGCCTTTTTTATGAAATAAAGCATTTAATAAACCAACAGTAAAAGCAGAGCTAGAACCTACACCAGATTTTGCCGGCATTTCACCATCATGTGTAATTGTTAAACTTTGTTCCATGCCTAAATGTTTTAAACAATTTCTTACAGATGGGTGATCTATATCGTCAATTGAATTTACTGCTTCCAATCTTGAATAGGACACTCTATACTTATAACTGAAATAAGGAGGTAAATCTTTTACACTCAAAAAACAATGATGATTTATTGCAGCTGACATAATTCTTGATTTATTAAAACTATACCAATCAGAATAATCTGTGCCACCACCGAACAATGAAAGTCTATAAGGTGTTTTAGTTATTATCATTATAATTATCCTCTAACAGTTTTTTTATTTTACCAATAATTTTTTCTTTTGTAGGTGGTAGATTATCTACTTGTTTATAAAAACCAGCAGTTTTATTTTCAAGACCTAAAACATCTATTTTTTTATTTGTAATTTTTTGTATGTCGTATGATATAGCTTTAGCAATACCATCAACATAATCATCATCTATGACTAATCCATTTGTAATAAAGTTCACATATTCTTTTTTTATTTTAAAAGGTTTTATTTGATTGATGTGTATTATATTAACTTTTGTGCCTTCTTTTTCTAATTCTTTTGCGGCTTCAACAGCTGCAAATCTTGTTATAGAAATAGGAAATAAAGTGACTTTAGCATCTTTTTGAATTATATCTGGTAACTCTTCAGTATTATTGTAAGAACCTCGGTGTTCTGAAACATAATAAACTTCATCTTCATTCATAAAATTTTTATAAACTTCTTTATATTCATTAGGTGTCATTGGTGAATATATTTTTATTCCAGGCATTCTATAATACAAGGAGTGGTGAGATGATCCTGCTACAGGACCAATCCCACCTTCCATTGCAATGGAGCGAACAAATATTGGGCATGATACATCCCATATCTCCTTTGATTTAGCTGCATAATTTATAATGCTTGGTGCATTGTACCAATTAAAACCTTGATAGCGTATTACATACATTGGTCTACGATTTGCTAGAGCCATACCAACTGCTATGCCACCACCTGCAACATCAGCCATAGAAAGTTCAACCATACCATCTTCTTCATATAATTCTGGCAAAGTTCCACCAACCCAACCTACAGCAGTTAAACATTGACCTAAAGCCAAACCATTTTTTTCTTTTAGATGATAACGAACAACGTCTTTTATTGTATCTTTTACGTTAACCATTTTTTCCACAGTTCTTTCACATAATCTTTTGCTTCTTTACTGTATTTAGGTCCAAAATATTTGATGTATTTTTTATGTAAGTCTGGTGTATCAGGGTCATCTATACCTGCACCAGCGTGCCAAAATAAACGATTAGTTTTTACATTAAACAATGCAGGCTCTTCAATTGAAGTTTTATAGAAACGAAGAGCTAAATCTTTTGGATCATCAGTACAACTATGTGATTTCATTTTGAAAGCTTTTGCAACATCATTCATCTCCCAGTTTCTTCTAACTTTTTTCTCGGTAAGAATAGAGAGATTATTATCTTCAACGATAAACCATATTGGTAATTTTTTTGTTGATGCCCAACCTAAAGCACCTAAAAAATAATCTTCTTCAGCAGCTGCATCACCAATAAAACAAAGAGTGAATTTTTTATTACCATAACAGGCACCTGTGGCAATAGGGCCATGAGAACCCATAAGACCATCATGACCATATATGTTATTTTTCTTTGATTGTATTGAGGCAGAACCACCCATACCATTTGCACAACCTTTTTTATCACCCAATAATTCTAGAGCCAAATATTTCATATGAAGCTCGTAAATAGGATCTAAACCTGGTTCATTATAATTATGTTCCATACGACCAAAATTTAGATAGGTTGAATGACCTCTGTGTTGTATGAATATCTGTTTATCAACATCAAGTAATAATTGAGATAAAGTTGCTGATATATATTCTTGCCCAGCGGAAAGATAAACTGGTATTTTAATTATCTTTTTTTGTACAAGGTCAAAAACTTCTTCTTCAAACGCCCTACAATATGATGCCTTAATATGTATTCTAAGGAGTTTATCCTCGTTCAGCGTTTGCATAATATAATGTAATTGCCTCTTTCATCCAAGCACCCATATGATCGTAGTGTGGTGAAGATACAATATTACCATCACTAACAGAAGGTGCATCAACATATATTGCACCAGAATTGTTTATATCATCTTTAATACTATAATAACCACTTATTTTTCTACCTTCTGTAATTTTAGCGGATATCATCAACTGAGCGCCATGACAAGTTGAAGCTATCAATTTACCATCTACATCCCATTGGCGAATAAACTCTAAGACATCTTTTTCTTGTCTTAGTTTTTCTAATGACTTAACACCTCCAGGTAAAACTAAAAAATCATAATTAGAATAATTTGTTAAATTATCTAACGTATCATGAGAGGTCATATTTACACCCATGATGCCATGAAATCTACCTGTTACATTAGATATAATTTTTACATCATCAGTTTCTTCTTTTAGCCTGTAATAAGGATAAACAACTTCCTGGTCTTGAAAGTTTTCCCATGTTATAATTAATGCTTTCATCAAATTCATATCAATCTCCTAATAATTTTCTTTTCAATTTAACTTTCTTTGTACTATCTAATTCATCTACAGCTTTTTTACCAAACTTATGTTGCATTAGACTTAAATATTTTGGATGTGAGTGGTAAGTATCCCAAGCATAATCTCTAAACTCTAAAATTTCTGATGCCTTTAAATAATCATTTGATAAGTTTTGTGTTTCGTATGAGTGTTGGCTATAACCTGCATATGTTTCTGGTAAAATAATTTTATTTTTTCTAGCTTCCTTATGTAGTGGACTTCCTGGATAGGCCATAGCAGAATAAAAATTGGCCATTTCTGTTGGATTTTCTAATGCAAAATCTAAAGTATCTTGCATTGTTTCATGTGTATCATAAGGTAAACCAAATATGTAATTACCACCCACATTTATACCAGCATCACGAACTGTATTAATCAAATCTAAAACTTTCACATCTTTAAATCCACCTTTGTGTATTTCTTGTCTTAATACATTGTTAGGATTTTCTATACCAAGTCCAAGCCAATTTACACCGGCTTGTTTTAATTTCTCTAAGTATTGTGGTTTACAAGTATCAACTCTTGAGTATGCCCAAATATTAAAATCATAACCTCTTTCAATTATTAAATCACATATTTTTATAAAGTGGTTAGGATTTAAAACAAATAATTCATCAGCAATCTTTACATTCTTTACACCTTGTTCTGCAATATGGTCGAATTGTTTTATGATAAACTCTGGTGACCACCAACGAAATATATTACTATCTTCACTTGTTATTTCAGGTCCAGGTTTTGTTCTGTTAATAATGTTTATCATACAGAAAGAACATTTATAGGGGCAGCCAAGACTTGTATATAAAGCTGCAAAAGGTTGTTTCTCTGTATTATTTGACCAAGAGTGCCAACCAGCTGTTCTATAATTTTTTAAATTTGGTAATAACTCCCATGCCATTCCAGGTAAATCACGTTCTAAATGTTTTTTAGGTACAACTGGTGATGGTTTGTTTACTATAATTTGATTGTCTACTTTATAAACCAGACCTTCTACATTCCTCAATTGTTCGTGAGATAAATTAGATTGTATTAGTTGATTTATTGTATATACACCTTCATTCTGACATACTGCATCAATCTCACTATGCTTCTCTAATGTTTCAACAGGTAAAGCTGAAACATGACCACCAACATATAATACAAAACTTTCGGGTTCAAGTAGTTTAAATATTTCGGATACTTTTGTAGCACCTTCCATGTTCTGAGATGATGCACTAGGTTGTTGGCCATAAACTACAAAACATACTATTCTAGGTTTATATACAAAAATTCTTTTAGCTGTTTCTGTATAACTTAAACCTTCAACTTCAGCATCAATTAATTCAGCTCTGTATCCTAATGATAGAACACTTTTGGCCAACATAGCAGCCCAAATAGGTGGTTCTATGGCAGAATTTCTAGATGATAATCCTTGGTAAATTTTTTCAGAGGCATTAGGGTGTACAAAAAGAATATCAACCGACATACAAATTCCAATTTTTTATATTTAAAGAGTCAACAGCTTTAATACCTAAACTCTTAGCTTTATCTAAATTTTTTTCATCATCATCATAAAACACAATTTCTTCACCATCAGACTCTTTTTTAACTAATTCTAAAATTTCTTTTTTGTCAAAAGTTTTGTATTGTAGAACTTTAGTGTGTGTAAAATATTCGTAAATGTTGAACTTTTGTAATAATTTAACACTAGGTTGTCTTTCCATTTCCATACCATGATATGCACCCACAGATAAAAATCCTATTTTATTTTCTGGTATTGATATTTTTTTAAAATAATCTTTAACACCTTCTCTCAACTCGCAACGAGAGAGAACATCATCAATAACAATATTTTCTGAATAATGGGTGGCAAATTTGAAAGGTGGTACTAATTGTTTAGCCCATATTTCTTTTTCGTATTTATTTTGGCAATCCCATAATGTTTTATCTAAATCAAATAAATGTATCATCTTTTTTCACAGGCCAATTCATATTATCTAAACAAGTCAAGTCAACTAAATCTCTATTTTTTCTATGTTCGTGTTCTATTAATTCTTTAGCTTGGCCATGATATGCAACACCAATTTTAAAATGAATCATCAACTGATTGAGCGTTTCTATTTTAATAAGTCCCGTTAAATCAGAAGTTGGCTCTCTCAATACAAATTCACCTAAAACACGACCAAACTTACCTACTTTATCTTTTTTTGTTCTTAATGTTGTAATACTATTTAAAGGTAAGTGTGCCTCTACAAATTCTTTTGCAAATATCCCATATTTTTTTTCTACTAAATCTCTAGTTCTAGATTCAGGCGTGTCTATACCATACATTCGTATTCGTTCATTATGAATCCAAAGACCGAATCCTAAATCAATGTCAACATCTACTGTGTCGCCATCTACTACTTTTATAATTTTACAGTTATATTCAAACATTTTTTATTATATGTAATACAGTTGTGTTATAATCCAATTTAAATGCAGTAGCTAGTCTATGTAATGTTTCACCATCAATAACATCACCTGGCCATAATATTTTTTGTCTTTTACCATTCTCATCTGTGACTAAACCACCATTTGTTATGACAAATATTTCTTCTTCTTTCTTATTTAGTAACTCTTTTTTATCAATTATTTCCATGTGTTGTATGCAACAACCACACACATCTAAGTGTTTAGGACTTAATGAAGCTTCATCTAGCCACACACAAGAATCATTTTTAGGTAAATGATGACTAGAGCTTTCATACTTTTCACCCTCTCTACCATAAGAATCTTCTAATCTTACTAAATCTTCTTTATCTTCAGGAGTTTCAATCTCAAATATAAAAGAATCTGTTACAGCATATGTAGAATGAAACCTTGAACGAAATATATTAATTTTATTTAAACCATATATGTCAACACCACCTCTTATAAATGACAACTTTGTTTGCCCTTTAAGAACAACAAAGCCAGTATTTTTATTTGGGTGACAATGCAAGGAAGTTTTTTCTCCTTTTTTTATATGTAAAAACCAAATGGCAATTTCTTTGTTATGATAACAAAGGTATTCTTGACCCCAAGGTTTTTTTACAATCACATCTTTATAATCCATTAATGCACCATTTTTTTTGTTTTTCTTTCTCTCAAAGCTTCTTTAATTTCATCTATATCATCATCATATTCAATATCTTCTTCAAAAACTTTTTGATCACCTAATTTTTTAGCTCTTTCTTTTGCATCAATGATTACGTTTTCATAATATTCTATCATCTCACCTTTTGGTTGAAATGTAGTTAAAACATTTACAGAATCTATAAACGCTATGTCTTTCTCTACCATTTCTACTGGTACCCAAGGATACATATACATCATTGGAGTTATGCCTTCAGATGTGGGTGATCTTTTGAAAATTATGTGCATTGGATTTTCTAAAGTCACTCTCTTCTCTTTTTTATTTTCTGTGAAAGTGGCTATTACATCTTCTCCGGACTTTAATCTTATTATTTTGATTTCTTTATTTTCCATTTTTCAACTCTATGTTATAAAATTTATAGGCGAATTTCTCTTCATCATATATTTTACACCTTTCTATAAAATGTTTCAACGTATAATTGGCAAATTTGCCTATACGAAAATCATCTGCTATATCAAATAAGGTGGCTTTTTCTTTTGTTTCACTCTTACGAAGTCCTCTTCCTATTGATTGTAAATTTCTTATTCTAGATTTTGATGGGCTTGCAAAGATTATATTGTGAAGATTGCGAATATTAATACCTGTACTAAAAGTACCATAACTCGCTACAACTATTGCATCATCTTCATTTTCAAGAATTGATCGAACTGACTCTCTAATTTCTGTATCTGTTCCACCAAAGACAAAAAAGGTTTTTCTTTTACCAGCTTTACTTTGAATATTGTCATACAAATTTTTACCATGTTTCTCTACATATTGGTATAAAATTAATGTATTACCTTTCAAAGACAAAGTTAAATTACGAATAAAAGTATTTCTTGCCTCACTTTTAACAATGTAATCTATTTCTGAATTGTAATCCCATTTTCTTGCTTGTTGTCTTATTGATTCATCATATTTTAAAATTAAACATTTAATTCTAAAATCAGCAAGTTGTCCTTTCTCTATGAGTTCTGATGTTGTTGTAGCTTTATAAACAGGGCCAAAGAGTCCTTCTAAAACTAATCTATGTGTTTGAGTACCATCTAAGGTGCCTGTTGTTCCTATCCTATATTTAGAGTTAATACAATTTGATAGTATTGTAGTAAGTGATTTAGCTTTAAACTGATGTGCTTCATCACCAATTACAAAATCAAATTGTTCAAAGTATTCTTTATCGTTTTTATAAACAGATTGCCATGTAGATATTGTTAGAAAACTATTTGTGTGTTTTTCTTTACCTGAATACTGGCGATGACAATGTTTATCAGAATCGAAACCATAAGATTTGAAATCTGTAAACATTTGTTCAACAAGGGAAGTTGTAGGTACGATTAAAAGACCTTTATCATGATCTTTCATTAAGTATCGAACAATTAGATATAAGATTAATGATTTACCAGAGGCTGTTGGTGATAATATGAGCCTTCTTTTATTTCTTATACATTGTACAAATGATTGTAATTGATAATCTCTAACCTCAAAAGGTAAATCTAATGTCTTAATAAAGTCTACTGCCTCAACTAGACTTAATGAATATGTTATGTTAACATCTGGAGAAAGTTCAAGCTTATAATCTCTCTCGGAACAAAATTTTTTTATGTGTGGTATGAGGCCATAATATATCGTGTGGTTACGTCTGTTGAATAAACAAATTTGTCCATTCCATGCTCGGCTCTTGTAAGCAGGCATGAAACGATAACCAGGAACGTAGAAAGTAAAATAAGAAGATAATTCCATTTCATAGTGTGGTTCACATTCGACTTTTAAAAAAGATTCGTTTAATTTATTTAAAATTATATCTGCCATTAATATATATCTTTACATACCGCCAATGAATTTTTCCCAATCAATTAATGATCTAAGTTGATAAGTTCTACTGTTTAATTCTTTTAATATACTTGTACAAAGTTCTACTATTTCATCATGATAAGCTTTTGTAGCCATATACTTGTTTAAATCAGTATCACTCTCTAAATATGTATTCAATTCGGATTTGAGTACATATTGAAAAGGTTCCCACCCTCTCTCCTTCAAATCTTCCTCACTCATTTTACCTGTATAATATTCCCACTTTATTCTTCTGAGCTTCATATACTTAAACTCAGCGTCTTTTGAAAGTAGTCTATGTCTTGATAGAATGTTGAGATATTTGCTGTGTAAACTAGGTACTTTAGATAATTCTTTACCTGGTTCTGTGCGATCTATATCACAGTCTTTTTTCCATAATTCTAATAGTTCATCAATTTGTTTCATAATTTATCTCCTCATTAGAGGATACACTAATTTTTACAACTTTTCAATATCATAATAGGCAAATCTGAATGTAGCATCAGCTGTAAGTATCTCATCAGGAGAATCTGCTGAGTTAATTACAAACGTAGAAAGTGTGGTAGGGAAGGCATCTTTAAATTTAAATCTAAATTTAGGATTATTTGATGATGAAAATAACGTAAGTGAAGCATCATGAAATTGTGGAAACTTTGGTTGATTTCCGGCAAATTTATTTAATTTACTCATATTTTTATAATCAGCATAACCTTCAGGAAATGACATGGCACGAAGCCAATCATGAATCTCTAACCAACTTTTCAAATCTTCATCAATTAAAAATGTTACGTTTAATAAATCATACATTGGTTTATCACCAGGTGAAAACAAATCTACAAATGGTGTATTAAACATAGCTTCACCAATTGATAATCCAGGTACAGTTGCCGATTGACAAAAATATTGTAAATTCGGTGCTCTCGCAAACGAAAATATAAATTTATTCGGGTGTAAAAAATTAGGATTACTAGGGTTTTTATCTGTTATGCCTGCCATCTTCTATTTATATAAGTTAAAAAGCGGAAGCCAAAAAAAAGAGGAACCGAAGTTCCTCTTTTAAAGTAAAGCAAATGATTACATTAAGTTTGCAATCTGGAAAGCACGATAGTAGTTATTAGTTTGTGCCGTTAATGCACCTGCACCTACTGTGGTACCTTGAGCGAATGGGTTAGATACTAGACCGTAACGAGTCTTAAATCCAATTTTTGGTTGGAAAGTGTCTTGACCAACTGCTCTGACCATTTGTAGAGGTACATACGGACAATAGAATATACCAGCATCATAAGCGTTGCTACCCTTATATCCTACAACAGCAAATTCATTTGTTGAACTTACAGGTGAATAAGGATCAATATACACTTTAATGCGACCAAACATTGTACCTGCGAAGGTATTGCCTGTGTCATCTACTTGAAGGTTAACTTGTCCTTGTAAAGCTGAGTTATAATCAAGTAAACCTGCCATAGCGAGAGCGGATGCTACATCACTTGAACAAATCATGATGTTACCTTTCCCTCTACGAGTTAACTTGGCGATAGCGTTTGCTTCACGTTCTATCTGGAACGCAAGACCCTTAACTTTCTCAACCATCCAACGACCGTTTGAGTCAGTATCTAAGTCAAACTTACCATGTGTAACTGTTCCAACTTTTGCGCCGACAATAGCTTGTTTGTAAATCTCACGAACAACCTCACGATTGATCTCTGCAAGTATTTCTGCTGAAAGAATGTTTGACAACTCTGTTTCAGCATCAAGACCATGAACTGCTTTCAAGTCTTGAGCAAGTTCCATAGAATACTCAGCTTTGAGTGCTCTTGTTCTTGCGGTTACAGTAACTTTCTCGATTGAGAAGGCCATTTCGTGGAATGTGTTAGCAGCATTTCCATCACCTAATGCCTCTGCCGTACCTGTTGTCATACCAGGATCAGCTACAGCGTTACCAGTAAATACAGCGGTTGGAGGTGTACCACCAACTGCTAATGCTGTTGGAGCATTTCCTTCTGAAGCTGCATGAGCCGTATTCGCCTCATTATAGAAGGCCTCTGTACCACCCATGTTATCAAACTTAGCTCTCATTGCAAAGATAAGACCGGTTGGTCCAGTCATTGGCTGAACACCACAAATATCATATGCGATAAGATTTGGTAAACTTCTTCTTACTAAAGAAATCAAGATTGGGTCAAAACCAGCCTTGGTTTGATTACCAGCAGAACCAAAACCACCGGTGTCTGCAAAGTTTGTAGGTGAGGTCTCTTGCAATGTTTCTTGCGACTTACCCATTTCAACTGCTTGATTCTCAAGAATTACGGCTGTTACCGCTTTCTTGTATGGGTCATCAATCTTTGGCAGATCAGGGTGATCTAAGACTCCTCCCCATTTTTTTTGTAAACTTTCTGAAAGATACATCTTTTTCTCCTGTTTTTAGTTTAAATTATTTTTTTGATTGTGAAATAGCGTTGGAAACTGCATTAACAAATGGATCATTAACTTGTTCAGCTGGTAGATCAACCTGTTCGTTTAGTGCTGTTTCTTGATTAGCTTGTACTGTTCCCTCTGTGGGAAAGTAATTTTCACGAATGACTGTTACCTTTTCTACAAATTCTTCCTCTGTGGAAAATTCTACACTTTCTGCAAGTGATTTGACTTTTTCAAATTGAGTCTTGGTAAGTCCTTCGCATACATCTACGGTAATTTCATTTTTTCTTGCCTCGACTAACGCCTTAGCAAATGTCATACCTTTCTCCATCTCCTCATCAAGTTGAGATTCTAACTCTTCAACTTTAGTCGCTAATTCATCAACTAGATCAACTTTTTCTTCAGGAACATCAATGTAGTGCTCCTTGAATAAATCTCTTAAACCTACAATAAACTCCTCAGTCATCTCTGCACGGAGACCAGACTCTACTGCGATTTGATTGTCCGTCATCCATTGCTCAACAACATAGTTAAGGTAGTCATCAACTTTTTCTGTAAGTTCACTTCTAATTTTTTGTACAGCGTCATCAAATGAAGCTGCATAATGGTTGTCAATTTCTTCCTGTATCTGTGCGACACGATCATTGACTCTTGTTTCGTAGAGAGTCGAAGCTTTTGCTTTAAAGTCCTCTGAAATAGTTTTATCATCAGAGAAAAGAGCTTCAACGTCTTGATGTATATCTTCTTTCATCTTTTCTTTCTTCTTTTCTAAGAAATCTTTTAAACCCTGAGGCATACTTTTTTCTTGTACTACCTCAGCATCTTCAGCTTTTACTTCTTCTTGTTTAGTTGAAGCCGCTGAAGGCTTTGTTGCTATACTTGCTTTATTTTTAGCAGAGTTATCAGCTGCCATAGCAGCAACTTTAACTTTTGCTGAATCATCATCCTGTTTATAATTCTCAGGTGTTGGTCCACCTAAGTCTTGCGTACCACCTACTGAAGAGGCGTCAGCTTTTTGCATTGGCTGTGAGGACGCATCTGCTCTACTTCTATTTAATACTTCAGCAGCTGCTTCCATGAGTTGATTTTGATCTGACATCTGATTTATCTCCTTTGTTTTTGTAAACAATATTTATAATTTTAAAGTTTTCTAAGGTAATTATCGAATAATTTGAGAGCAACTCCTTCTATTTCAGATTTTGTTGCTTCTTTAATTTGTTTTTTTGCTTTGTCAAAATCAGCTTCTACGAAGCGCCCCTCGACAAACATCCATTCTTTATTTTCCATAATGCCATTTACGAAAGCACCTGGAGCAGATGGGTCAGCGACAATATCAGCAGCCGTAGCAAGTTTCAAATCATCTTGCACCAAATTATATCCTTCTTTTTGTGGTTCTAAAGAACCCAATGCTCTTGAAGAAACCCCAACACTTACATCATTGTCAATAAAATTCTTAACAATTTGTCCGTATGGTGTATCTAAGATTTTTGCCTTACCGTGAAATGTTTTACCATTTTCACTTAGTGACACTATTTTATGTGATACTCTTTCAAGATTAATTGTAGGTGTATCTGGGTGTCCTAACTCTCCTAAGGCACGATTAGTTTGAACATACTCTTTATCATAGCGAGCTACTTCATTACGAAGAGTGTCCATTTTATACATTCGATTGTTTTTGTTTACAGTATCACCGACAAGAAAAGTACCTTCTATATAAAGATTCTTTTTCCCATCAGCCTCTTCTATAAGAGTTTTTACTTCTGAGAAATATGTTTCTGATATGAGTTTCATTTTTGTTCCTTAGAATGTATCAGCAGCTGGGCTGTAGGTGGCTACTTTAGATACTTTCATAACAACAGTACCTTGAGCATCATCTACAAATTCAATGAAAATATTTTTTGTTTTACCTTCATCAAGTGCTTGAAAGTCTTTAGAAAAGTCAACAGAGCCAACACCGGCTTGTAATGATAAAAGATTTGCGTTAGCAGAGGCAGCTACACCGGCGTCACCAACTCTTTTTATTTCTATAACACCGTTACTGCTATAGAATAAACTTTGAATACTAGCCGATGTTACTGTTTCGATTGTTAAACCGCCGTAACTATTTGACGTAGATTCTGTGGCTGATAAGTTCGCCATGAATATGTTTGCCACATCTGTATGTGTTTCTCCTGTGCCACCAACTCTACTACTAACTCTAATAACAGATGGGCCTCTTAATTTATTTGTGATTGTTGTATTTTTTGTACTCATTTATCTTAGTCCTAGTGATGCTCGCCTTCTCATTGAAAGTTTCCTTTTCAACATTGAACGGCGAAGTTTAGCTCTCCTCGTTGTTTTCCAAGACCGTTTTAACAATCTCGCTTTTTTAACTCTTGCAGTAGCAGGTATTCTTTTTACTGAACCACCTTTACCTGTAGCTGCATAACCTTTTACACCTGATCTAATTCTATTTCTCTGTACTACTATCTTACCAGTTCTATCACGCCTAATTCTTCTTCTAATCTTTTTAGTGCGCCCAATTTTCATAATATTTTGTGGCGCTTCTCGTAAGAAGTCTAAAAGAAAATCTAAATTCATTTAGTTTTTACCTGACCAAAAGCAAAATCAGCCGCCTTCTTTAAATGACCTGGACTTTTATGTACCATGTCTGATAATTTTTCTTTATTTGCATCATTTACTTTTTTATGTACAGCTGTAATAGCAGATGCTGTGAAATGATCCACAGTTCTAGATGACCCATCAGCAAACTTTACTCTTTTAGCTTGTTTGTTTTTAACAATGTCATGAAGATGATCCATAACTTTCATCTCTTCTATCATTTCTTTTTCAGAAAACTCTTTAAATGTTTTCATAAATTCCTCTGCTTGCATTGGATTATCTAACATACCTTTACCATAAGGCACCGTAACATACTTGTCTAAATTTTTATTGTAATACATTGCGACCTTTATACCACCTGGATATGGTCTGATTGCCTTTCTTTTGAAAACTAAAACAAAAGGTGGATCTTTTATTGGCGATGTTTCATCTGTTACCATATCCTGTTCTGGATCATCACCAACTCTTGGAGCTCTATCACCTACTTTTATTCTGTGAGCTCGAACCTTTTTCTTTTTACCATCAGCACCAATGACTATTTTAAAGTCAGACGTATTTTTCATACGAGCCTCACCCGAAACTTCTTGCATTAGTGATTGTAAAGTTTTCATTCTTCTTCTATTTCTGCCTCTGGTTCTATTGCTTGACCTGTATATGGGTCAACCTCTTCTATTTCGTCTGTTTCTAGTTCTGCAACCTCTTCTTCACCCTCTTCACCTTCTACGGGTTCTTCTTCTACCTCTGCCTCTTCACCATCATTAAATAAAGCATCTGTTATTTCTTGCTTTCTAGTTTCTAAAGCGTCAGCAGTTTTTCCAGCTAACATTCCTTGTAACTGTTCTCTCGCAGCTGAAGCTTCGCCGCCCACCACTTTGTCAATAAAATCATCTAAATCAGGCATCTCTATCTCCTATGATATACTTTAGTTTATTCATTTTCTATTTAGTACGGCTCTATCAGATTCTTTTATAAACTGTAATATACCTTCAGTATTCAAACCTCTAGCTGTATCTAAATTATCTGCATTGTTGGGTGATGGGCCAGACCCGTTTGGTGGTTGTGGTGATTGTGCCTGGATCCCATCTTGATCTACTTCAGGTTGCTGAATAATAGCACCTTCTTTTTTCATTTGTTTATCCATCTTCATTATTTCTTCATCAGATAATTGTAAAACATTTTTCTTTACCCACTCTGTTGAATAATAACGACCAATATATGGATCAACTGTACCTAATAAGTTAAGTCTTTCACGAAGAAGCTCTGCTTCTCGCATTTCAGAAAAGTTATTATCTTTCTTAAAGTCATAGTAAATATCTTCTCTTGCAATATCCCACTCTTCTGTACTCATTATACCTTTAAGTGATAATTGTACCCTTAAAGCATGGTCAAAAGTTTGTGCAAATTTATTGCGTAGTCTTATAATGAATTTATTAAACTTAACTTCATCTCTTGTAACTTCTGAAACTCTACCTAAACCAATCATACCACCTTGTTGTGGTTCTAAACGTGAAATAGGTACGTTTAGTGATTGTAAAAGTTTCTTTTGAAAATACTTAACATCTTCCAACTCACCTAAATTTTGGCCAGCTGGTAGTGTTGTAATCTCTGTTCCTTTACCACCTTCTCTACGAGGTAACCAAAAGTCCTCTAACATTGACTTATGTTTACGATCATCTCTAAGCTCACCAGTTGAAGCATCATAAACCATTTTGTTACGATACTTAATCATTACATCACGCAAGTATTGTTCTGCTTTACCTTTTGGTAAGTTACCTACATCAATGTAAAATATTCTTCTCTCTGGTGCCCTTGATATACGATATATTACAATCGCATCTTCTATCATTCTTAAATTATTTAAAGGTTTAATCGCCTTATGTAAATAAGAAATAACAAATGTATTTCTTGCATCCATCATACCTGATGTACAGTATATGATTGAATCTGTAGCTATACGCAAACCACTATTCATATTTGCTGTATATGTTTGTGTTGTTGTACCCTTATCATTGTAGACATAATATTCACCGATTGATTTGATAACCATTGCACCGGTTTTAGGATCACGGTCTTTCTTTATTTCACGGACTTTTCTTATTTTTCTAGGGTCAATATATCTTAATTCTTTGATACCCTCTTTTGGTTTTTTATCATTAACTACAATATGAAAGTATAATCTACCATCTATATACCATCTCTTAAACAAATCATCAGCCAAGTTACCATAGTTTAACATATGTTTTATATTGTTAAACTCCTCCATGATTCTTTTCTTAATGGTTTCAGGTTGTTTTAAGTTATCAACATTAATATCTACTGATTTACCATCAATATCATGTGTTATAGACTCATTGACTATATCATCAATAGCTGCATCTAACTCAGGGTGATTTGCCATCTCACGGTATCGTGTAATTAGTTCTAATTCATTGCGAACAGAACCCTCTAAGTCTACATATGTACCGTAATAAGCATTGTTCTGTACTGTAACAGCACCATCGTCCATTGCTTCATTAGGTAAAGCAAAAGAGGCCTGTTCAGAAGGTTGCTCTTTTGCTTGATCTTTTCTGCCTAGAGTAAATCCAAATAATTTTATCGCCATATATCCATCCTATATTTTGGGGTAGCTAAAAAGCCCCCTCTTAAATAACACCAGTTTCTTCGGCTTCCCACCATTGATATGAAAATGTTACAGTAAACTCCTCAATCGTATCATTTGATCCCCACTCTAATTCAATAGGTGAAAGATCCGTTGGGTAAAGACCGATAAATTTGTATTTTTTAAGTTCATCCCCACCTTTTGCAAATTGTTTTACATCACCATCAACTGTATAACCTAATGGTGTTAAAGCAGCTGGATTTCTGACATTCAAACTATGAGAGTTGATACCATTCATCCATCTTTCCATTGCATTTCTGATGATAAAATCTTCATCATTAATTACTGTTATTGTCCAATCGGCAAATATTCTATTTCCTGCAAATTTTAATTCACGACCAAAGTATGTAACTGGTACAACACCGAGTGAAGCACCAGGAATCTGAGCGCCTCTAGCCATGAAAGTTGTTTTTGCTTGTGCATTGCCTGGAGCGGCAAAGCCTGGAAAAGGTAAGCCGACCTCAAACAGATTTGGGCGGGCGCCATCGCCCACCATCTGTGTTCTAAATTCGTTTACGTTAAAGGCCATTTATTTTCTCCTGTGTTATCCTTTATTTAGAAGCGTCCTACAATCTCGTCAAATGAAACTCCCGTTCTTACTGCAACGAAATTGAGTTGTATAAAGTTAATAGACCTTGCAGGTTTAATGTAAATATCACCTACAAACTCGTTACGATCTATGACTTCACCAGTATTATTTGATTCATCACAAACAACTCTGAAGTCTGTTATGCCACGGCGCCCTTGTATATCTCTCAAGAATGGTTCTACAAGAGCAACAAATTGTGAACGTGTGAATTGATCGTTAAATTCAAAGAGTGAGAATCTTGCAGCTCTTGATATTGCCTTTTCTAACAAGATAAACAATCTACGAACATTAATTCTATCAAACGCTGAAGGCTTAGATTGCATTGTTTTATCTCCAAACAATACTGTACCTTCGCCTTGGAATGTAACCACAGGGTTAACACCGTTACTGTAAAGATCATCTCTATCCGCTTTTGATGGGTTATAACCAAGTTTAACTACATTTTTGATAATACCACGATTCAAACCAGCAGGTGAGAAAAATGGATCTCTCTCTAAGTCTGTTCTTACACATAGACCCGCCATATCACCGTTTAATGGCACATATCTGAATACATCATTGTATTTGTCATACTGATATTTGTATCCAGAATCCATAAAGGCAAATGATGTTGATGTGAGTGAGTTACGATATGCAATTATATCAGTAGCTTCACTACCAGCGTTATTTAAAGCATCTGCTCTTTCAGGTGATAAGAATACCATACAATCTTTACGAGTTAATGCAATATTATCTATTGCATAAGCACTAACAGTAGAAACTGCTGGACCTGTTACAATTAAATTAATGTCAACTGCGGCTGGATCTGTAAATTCACCGAAAGCAGTTACAACATTAGCGGTTGAAACAGCGCCATTAGCACCTTGTACCATTGATGCACTAAAAGGTGTATCTATATTTGTAAATGTTGATGTAGCAGTAGTGGTTGTACCCCAATTGGTACCACCATTTTGATGTGCTTGCCACCAAACATATTCAGATTGATCGTTAACCACATTCTTATAGAAATTTGATGCACCTTCTGAATTAAGAGCATCAGTAGCCTTAGAAACAGCTACAAACTTTTCTAAAAATGTATTTGCTGTACCTGTAAACTCTGCATCTTCATCAAGAACTGCAACGTGTAATTCATCACCTGTAGCATTTCTACCATTTGCATAGTCTGAAGTTCCTGGTGCGATCTTGAAATCGTCAGCATATTGCCATTTACGAAGAACAGCTGTGTTGTTTGCAATATTAGCTGCAAATGCTTGAGCAGATGCAACTGTTATGGAAGTAGCATTTGCGGCTACAACATCTTTATAAGTTGTGCCACCATCTACTGAAACTTTATCACCTACTATTACTTTAGGTCCTGTAGGCGTTCCTGTAATATATCCGTTTGCATCTACTTTTTTAACATTGATTACTTGTGTATTATCTACAAGATAATTCATTGCGTTTGCAGTAACAGAAAAACTTGCAGGTGATTGTGATATATTTTGTGAAAATGCGTTTGTACTTGGGCAAATAGAGATTCTTAATGAATTACCTCTTGCACCTGCCCATTTAGCTGCAAAAGGACCTACACTCGTATTTCCTGAACTATGATTTAAATCATAGTCATCATCATTCTCTATAAGTATTGCACCACCGACATTTGCAGCAGCATTTAGTGAGCCTGTCGCATAATCTTTACTTACTGCTCTTACAACTTTTAAATTATTTCCATATGCTAAGAAGTTTGCCGCTGAAAACCAGTATTCGTAGTTTCCATCATCAGGGTTTCCAAATCTTTCCTGCAATATTACTTCATTCGATATAGTAAAAACCTCATTTGCAGGTCCCCAAGCAAACTGTCCAGCGGTAGCGCCAATGGAAGTGGCAACTGAAGGAACAATTGTAGTGAGATCAATCTCAGATACGTTTACTCCTGGTGATAGCTGAAATGCCATGGATTTCTCCTCTTTAGACTAGACAATTAAAAAAATGATTTTGATTTATTCTCTATTTAGTGTTTTTACAATCTTGTGTTAAACTGACCACTTTTTGTCCAAACATCACCACTATCAACTGTTACTTCTTCTTGTAACCCATCATCAATTATACCAACTGGAGTTAAACTTTCTTCGATTAAAAGACTTTGTTCTTTCAATAAAATTGAACGAACATCAACATTTGTGCTATCTTTAAAATAAGATTGTGCTGTTAACCAACCAAATAATACAAGTCCCATAGCTAAATCATCATTATTACCTTCTTCAGCTGCGTATGAATCACGAACACGGACAAATGAATTGAGTTCTGCAATTGTATCAAAGTCAACAATAATTAACTTATCACTTTCAATAAGTGTTTTTAAGTTTGCACAACCAATTTTTTTAACTGATTTAGTGGTTTTAATACCAAAAGATGAGTTTCGTCTAAACCCTCCTGATATTGTCTGACCTTTTATGTGATGTTGATCTATCTTATAAATGTTTTCATATTCTAAATCATAATGTAAAATATCAACCACTTGTTGGCCAATATTGTTTGTTTCAATTAGAATATATGCACCATTGTACTTCATACCAATTGAATAAATTATATTTGGAAAAAATAATAAAGGTAAATCGTTTGCTCTATATTTTGCAACTTGCCTGTAAGGCGTTTGTGTTGCATCTATGATATTTATGGCCGAGTAATCTTGACCAACACCCTCCGAACAATCAACTGTAGCTATGTAAACATGACCTTCTTTTGGTTCTTCGTACATATCTAATTTGTCAATTGTACTAATTGGATTGAAAAATGCAAGTGACCTAAGTTTAGATCCAGATACTAAAGTAGCTGAAGAACCTATAAATTCAGTTTCAAACTCTTGTCTGAATTGTTCCTCAGATGTATTTCGTATTGTTTCTTTCTTCCAATCATCATCTCTACCAGGAACACTAGACCAATGAACTTCAATTGGATTATATGTTGACCTTTTTTCTATTGCATCTGTCCACATTTTATAAAACATATTCAAACCATTTGGCGTAGAAACAATAATTACTTTTGTTGTTTTACCTGATGATATTACAGGGTATGTAGCAGTAAAAAACTCTTGTGCCATATTATGAGGCACGAAAGCAAACTCATCAAGGAATATTAAGTTGTAAGTACCACCTCGAACACCTGAATTAGATGTTGCATAGGCATATATTTTAGAACCATTTTCTAATTCTATATTACCTTTGTTCCAATTTATAATACCTTGTTGTAACCATAAAGGTAGATACTCGTATGCTCTTTGTAAACGACCAAGTATTTCTCTTGCAAGTTGGCCTTTGTTTGCGAGAATACCAATTGTATAATCAGGATTGAATAAAACAGCCCATAACATATAACCAACAGTTGTAGTTGTTTTACCAACTTGTCGTGGCATTTTACATATTGAAAAACGATTCTTATGAAAACCATCTACCATATCTTCTTGAAATGGCCACATATCAAAATCAACAATACCTAAATCTACATTGACAATCTTTACATATTTCTTAATGAAATATATTGGATCTTCTGTACATTTTAAAATTTCTGTTACTTGTTCTTCCGTATATGGAAGGTCTACACCTACTTTTTTTAGTTTATCATTACCTAAGTAACCATCATTTTTATTTGGCATCTCTTTTACCTTTTAACATCTTCACAAGGTCATTTGTTGACCCAACAAATACAGCTTTATCTACATTAATATCACTTGATGTTTTTTTAGGCTCTAAATCTCTTTTTCTTTTTTGCACTTCAAGTAAATCTTTGTTTAATTCACCTAAATTTTTGAGTGTTTGTGCAACAACTTCAAAAGCTCTTGGGTGTTCTGATTCTTTTGCGACTCTTAATAAACTATCTAAGGCATCATCACCTTTTGTAATTAAGCCTTTAATATTTTGTCTGGCAAATTGAGCATCATTAGAAATTTCTTCACCAGTTTCTACGGGAACTATTTCATTTTGTTTTTCTTCAATAGTTTCAATTTCAGGTATGTCTAATAAATCAGATAAATTTTCATTTAATTTTTTCATAATGTGTCAGGGTATTCAGTTATTGTTTCAGAAAAGCCAAACTCATCATCAGGCTCAGCTGATGAAGGATCTGGTGTTATAACTATGGCAGCTGCATTAATTGAATCAACTCCTAAAGTTTTAACAGTAAATGTTGCATTTGATGTATCACCTGTTACAATGTCACCAACTTCAAGAGATTTATTAAATCCTGATATAATTAATGTACCAGTATTAGAATTACTAAATGAATCTACTGTACCATTTAAATCTCTTGCCTTAACTCTTATTGTTTCAGATGATGTAAATTGACCCGTACCATTTGCAAAATCAACAAAAACTTTTTGTGAAGGTGCTGATAGAGTTGTATCAATATAAAGATTTGTATTTGATTGACGAATATATTTACCAGATTTAACAGGTGGCCAAATATAACCTTTAGCTGTAAATTGTAAATCCCACATAATCAAACGTGTACTCATCATATCACCTTCATAATCAACTGTTGATTGTACTGAATTTAATATAATTGGCATATCATATTTCTGGTTCATTTCAGAAATAAAATTAACTGTTACAGTAAAATCTGGTGTGAAAAAAGGTAATATCTGTTCTAATATTTGTGTACCATCTTCTGTATTTCTTACATAAATGGATAAATTAAAATCAAAATTATATGGTATTGGGTTGAATTGTGTTTTAATTGAAGTTGATGTATTGGCTGCAAAATTTCTTATAAGTGTATTTAATTTTCTTGATGTATCGTAAGTCATACTTACCATCTCAAAAGAAATTCGAGGCACAACTATATTTACAGCTTTAGTTAAACTTGGATCAGATGTGATTCGTGTAAGATATTTTTCTTTTGCACCATAAGATAATGGTACTTTAAATATTTCTTTTTTTACTGTGTTATTTAAATTATATCTTTGTAAAAGAATATCATTAAAAACTGTACCGAAAGCTGTAACAACTTTTCGTATTGTACGATTATAGAAATGTGCGTTACCTAACATTATGCCTCACCAAATGGATTTGTTTCACTAAAGTCTAATATACCATCTGCATCAGCTTCTATTCTTGCATTGTCATCAATACTTTCAAAAGATGTATTCATTGTTGCAGTATCATCTGATGTTGAAACTGTAAATGTGGCATTTGATGTTTCACCAATTACATTAGCTGATGTAAACGTGCCTTGTACTCTAATTACATCCATATGTGTATTTGGTACAAAAGTGTGAACAACTGCTTGAACTGATGCGTTAGCAAGTGTTAAGTCACTACTTTGAAATACAGTTTCATTTACATCATATTGGCCTGTGCCATCACCAGATAAACTAATTCTTGTTCTTGGGTAATAATCTTTTATTTTATCATCTATTGTAGGATTACCAGTAAGCACAAGTTCGTTTGAGAAAACAAACTTTCTAAGCTTTAAAGCATAGACATAAACATTTGCACCACGACCACGGCCTAAAGTATAAAACATAGCCTGTTCATTTTCATGTTCTACAAAAGATATTTCAAAAAAAGCATCTGTAAGTGGAACATAAACTAAATCACCTTCTCTTGGTCGATTTATATCCGCTAATTCTCTTACTGTGTGAACAAATCTTCTACGAGAAACTAAGAGTGTTATTTCATCTCTTATTTCTAATCCAAATTTAGAAACAAAATCGCCTTCACCTTCAAAACCTTGTACATTTTCAAGATACATTTCAAGAGGAAATGATTGTACATATTGTTTGAGTGTATCTTCACCATAAAGAAAATCAACTGTATCACGACTTGTTCTTGGTAAATACAAAGTGTCCATGCCATAAATTTTCATGGACTCAATGAGTAAATCTTCTACAAGAAGCTGCTCATTTGTAACTTGATTTGCTGGAAAAGGATTGAAATATTGATTAGTAGCCATTATTAACCCATATAAATTTCATTAGGTGCTACATTGTAGATTTGCATCTCCTCTTCTAGTTTATCTATTTCAGCTTTCGCTTCTTCTTGTATTCTAGGCCCATCAAGAGTAACACCTCCTGGCATTTGTATGCCTGCAAATTTAGAAAGGTTAGAACCCCATTGGTATTTGATTAGAGCTGTTGCGTACCTTTTCAAAAATCTATCGTTCCAAACATCTGAAGAACCTGCAACTGTCATAGAGCCATTTGTAACATTAGCTGTTGGTGCATTGACTAAAGTGATAGATGTTGGTGAATTTATTTTTGAAATTTGTAATTCTTCACTTACACCTTGAACTGTATTTGCAACTGTAATAAAATCATTTTCAATTAATTCTTGATCAAATGTGGTACCAAAACCTGTAAGTGTGTTTGATACGGTATCTACAAATGTTTCAGCGGTTGCAAGACCAGTTACATCAACTGTATCAGGTCTTAGTTGACGATAACATTCTATCACAACATATTCACCTACTTGTATATCAGCGTCCCAAGATATATCTAACATCAATTTATTCATGTGACGATTGAATCTGAATTGTGGTTTACCTGAAAACAACATATTTAATGTTTGTATATGTTGCATTGTAATTTCATAAGACACATAAGAAACAGATGTAAAGTCATACAAGTCATGTAATCTTAACTGGTATCTTAAATCAAACATATTGATGGAAGCATTAGAATCATCAAAAGGAAAAACACCTGTTACAAATATAACAGCCGATGGTGCATATATCCATTTACGATCAATATCAGCTTGAGTGATTTGATGTTTCATGAATACTTTTTCAACACCATCAAAATGATAGTCATGAAAAAAATCTAAAGCATCATCAACACGATCTTCTAACTGATCGTCATCTACATTAATTTCGATTACTGGAAAACCTAATCTTCTTAAACAATACTCTTTGAATTGTTGTCTAGTTGATGGTTGTCCTGTTCTTCCTCTAGTATATGTTGGCATCTTTTATGTCCTTGTAACACCTGGTAATATATTAACTATACCTTCAACTACTCTTGTTTTTTCACCCGTTGCTGTTTTATGAATAAGAACATCATACATATATCGTCCAGCTGTAAGGTTTCCAGTATTTGCTGCGGTCATAGTAAGTGTTATCTGACCAGTTCCGTTACTGGTAATCGTTGCAACAAAATCATTAGCCGTAGCAGAAAACTGGGATTTTCTAATCTGAGAGTTTGCAAGATAGCCAAACAGGTTTATATTTGCACCTGAATTATCTTTTGCGTGTATGGTATTTGAAAAATTTGCGTATTGCTCTAGAAAGAGCTCAGTATAAGCAGCGATGTCGTTCTCCTGTTTTTCTTCTATTTAGTATAAACAGGAGTTTTTAATTTTAATTTATGAAATAACCAGTAGATGAAGTAATTTTTAAAATTATAACGCCTGATCCGCCAGCGCCACCTCCTGTACTTGCATTAGGATTGTTTAATCCAGATGCGCCGGCGCCTCCGCCTCCACCTCTATTAACTAAACCTGCATCTCCAAAAACACTAGCAGGTGAAAATGCACCATCTGGCATTTTGCTAGAATTTCCTCCTCCGTATGGGCCACCGCCAATCCAAGTTCCTGATCCATTAGATCGACCGGCATAAGGACCACCTCCGCC